TAAAGGTATAATTGAGAAAAAGGAGCGCGGCAAGTACGACATCGACGCGGTTCGCAAGCAATATATCTTGCATGTCAGAGAAGTCGCCGCTGGCCGAGCGAAGGTTGGTGATCTTGACCTGCAAGAAGAGCGAGCGCGGCTGGCGAAAGAGCAAGCTGATGCCAAGGAAATGGAAAATGCTGTAGAGCGCGGCGATCTTGTGTATATTGAAAATGTAGCTAAACAGTTTGAGTTGCAGCTAACGAAGGTCCGAACCAAGTTGTTGGCTGTCCCGACGAAGGTTGCACCTGAAGCTCATATTGCTGCGACGGTCAAAGAGGTCCAGAGCTTGATTGAGGCTGAAATAGTAGAGGCACTGAATGAATTGGTCGGATACGACAAAGAAGCAGCAATCGAAGAAACTTGATTCACGCCTGTCTTCTGCGATCTCAAAGGCGTTAAAGCCGCCTCCAAAGCTGAACGTCAGTCAGTGGGCGGATAATTACCGCCAGCTCTCAAGCGAAAGCTCTGCGGAGGCTGGTCGCTGGACAACATCAAGGGCGGAATACCAGCGCGGGATGATGGACGCAGTTTCCGACACTGATGTGGAAACGGTTGTCTTGATGACTGGCGCTCAGATCGGCAAGACCGAGCTTATCAATAATGTCGTTGGTTATCATATACATCAAGACCCGGCCCCAATGCTGGTTGTGCAGCCTACGCTGGAGATGGCGCAAACTTGGTCAAAGGACAGGCTTTCTCCCGCGATCAGGGATACGCCTGTTCTGTCGGAGAAGATCAAGAATCCGAGGTCGAGAGACAGTGGTAATACAACTCTGCACAAAGTCTTCCCTGGCGGACACGTTACTGCCTGTGGCGCAAACTCGCCCTCCTCACTGGCATCTCGCCCATGTCGGATCATTTTGTGCGATGAGGTTGATCGCTATCCGCTGTCCGCTGGGACTGAGGGCGATCCTGTGTCATTGGCAAAGAAGCGTTCAACTACGTTCTGGAACCGCAAGATCATCATGGTAAGCACGCCAACCGACAAGGGTGCGAGTAGGATTGAGGACGCATACGAGGAAAGTGACAAGAGGCGATATTTCGTGCCGTGCCAAGACTGCGGAGAGCATCAAGTCCTCAAGTGGTCGAATGTGAAATGGTCGGAGGGCAAGCCTGCGTCTGCGGAGTACATTTGCGAGCATTGTGGAAGTTGCTGGAATGATGTGAAGCGTTTTGCGGCTATTAGGTATGGCGAATGGCGTGCAACTGCTGAAGGCGATGGCAAGACGGCTGGCTTCCACCTTTCTGGGCTGTATTCACCGTGGACACCTATGGAGGACACGGTTCGAGACTTTCTGGCGTCAAAGAAAGACCCAATGAGGCTGAAAACTTGGGTTAATACGTTCTTGGGCGAGACTTGGGAAGAGCAAGGCGACAGGATTGATGAGTTTGACTTGATGGATCGCCGCGAGGACTGGGGCGATGAGCTGCCGGAAGAGGTCTTGCTGATGACTGCTGGCATAGACGTTCAGGATGATCGCTTGGAGATCGAAGTCGTTGGCTGGGGTAGAGGCGAGGAAAGCTGGTCAATCTCATATGATACGCTGTACGGAGATCCATCCACGTCTGAATTGTGGATACGTTTAGACAGCTTGCTGCAAAAGACGTTCACGCACCCGCTTCACGGTGAGATGGTTATCAGATCGTCCTGCATTGACTCTGGTGGTCATTACACTCAGCAGGTTTACAATTATGCTCGGCAGAGGGCGGGTCGCAGGGTTTTTGCGATCAAGGGTATCGGCGGTGAGGGGAAGCCGATCATTGGTCGCCCAAGCAAGAATAATATCGGAAAGATAAACCTTTTTCCTGTAGGGACTGACACTGCGAAGGAATTAGTGTATGCTCGGCTCAAGATGACGGATGAAGGTGACGGCTACTGCCACTTCCCAGAGGATCGAAATGCGGAATATTTCCGCATGTTGACCGCTGAGAAGAAAGTCACGAAGTATTTTAAGGGTCGCCCAAAACGTGAATGGGTTAAGATCAGGCAAAGGAATGAAGCCTTGGATTGTAGAGTTTACGCTACCGCCGCATTGGCCGTGTTGAACCTAAATATTGAGGCAGTTTACAAGCAGGCACAAAATAGGTTATTATCCGACGAAACTTCACGTCCGTCTAGGGGTCCGAGAATGCCTAAACGTAGCGGCTTTGTGCATGGGTACAAGTAATGGCAAATCTTTTTGACTCCACCAATGCTCCTGAAGGCGAACCATTAGAAATAGTGGTTGGCGACTTCTTGCAATGGAAGCGCAGCGACCTTGTGGCTGATTACCCTTCCGCCACTCACTCTGCTGAATATGTGGCCAGGGTAACTCAGGGCGGAAGCAGCGAGATCAAGCTGGCAGGAGTTGGCAGCGCAGATCACTATCTATTTACTGTTGATAGCTCGGAATCGGCTAATTTCGACGCTGGGTTCTACCATTGGCAGCTAGAGATCACTGAAACGTCTAGCGGAAATCGCATCGTTGTTCAGCGCGGTGAGTTTAAGGCTGTGGTTGACCTTGACGTAAACGGCACTGATCCTCGGACGCACTCTGAGATCATGCTGGATAAGATTGAAACTATACTTGAAGGCAAAGCTGACAGCGATGTTTCTAATTATAGCATTGCTGGTCGTTCTCTCACAAAGATGACTTTTGATGAGCTGATGGTCGCGCGAGACAGGTATCGTCAGGAGGTCTTGGCTTATCGTCGGAAGCTGAGAATAGAGAGCGGCAAAGCCAGCGGCACAACTGTAAAGGTTAGATTTAGCTAATGGGCATTTTGGACATCTTCAGTCGGTCTAAGAAGCCGCAAAACCGCAGAAACTATGCAGCCGCCAGCAAAGGGCGGCTTTTCGCTGACTTCAACGCAAGTAATCGCAGTGCTGACAGTGAGATATACCCTGTCCTGCGTGACTTGCGGAACCGCTCCCGTGATCTTGAGCGCAACAACGAATACATGCGTAGGTATTTGCAGTTATTGCGGACCAATGTGGTCGGTGAGGCTGGGATACGCCTACAGATGAAGGCTCGCAATCCTGACGGCGGGATGGACATGGGCGGCAACAACATTGTTGAGAATGCTTGGGCTGAGTTCTGCCGTTATGGTGGTCCTACGGTTGACGGCCAGATGTCGATGATTGACTTACTCAATCACGTTATCACTGGTGTCGCTCGTGATGGCGAAGTGTTCTTGATGAAGGTTCGTGCGAACTATTTGCGTCAGGGGTATGCTTTACAGCTCATTGAGCCTGACATGATTGACGAGGATCATAACGAGCGAGTTCGCGGCGGGAATCCGATCCGCATGGGCATTGAGATTGATGAATCAACCCGTCGCCCTGTGGCTTATCATGTTTTGACGGCCCACCCTGGCGATTACGATTACACTACACTGGCTAACGGTAAAAAGCGCACTCGCATTCCTGCTGAGAAGATGATGCACATTTACCGTCCAGATCGTGCGGATCAGACGCGAGGGGTGCCTTGGTCAGTTTCCGCTATAGCCTCGCTGAAGATGCTGCACGGTTATCGTGAGGCTGAATTGGTCGCTGCCCGTGTTGGCGCTGCGAAGATGGGCTTCTTTACGTCCCCTGCGGGCGATGGCTTTACGGCTGACGGCTATGAGGATGATGTGACGCCGATCTATGACGCAGAGGCGGGTACGTTCCACCAGCTTCCGGCTGGCGTTGATTTCACTGCGTTTGATCCTACTCACCCTAATTCAGCTTTTGCTGACTTTGAGAAGGCTGTCTTGCGCGGTATCGCGGGCGGTTTGGGTATCAGTTATACGTCACTGGCCAATGATCTGGAGGGTACGTCATATTCGTCGATCCGCCAGGGTGCGCTTGAGGAGCGTGATTTCTATCGCACATTGCATCGGTTTATGATCGACCACTTCATTGATCCTCTGTTCCGCGAATGGCTTGAGCATGTCATGGGCTTTGGCGTTATTCCGATCTCAGGCACCAACAAGGTGTCCAAGTTCAGTGCAGGCATATCTTGGCGCGCGAGAGGCTTCCAGTGGGTTGACCCGCTGAAGGAGATCAACGCGGCAGTTGTCGGCTTGCAGAACGGCATCTTGAGTCACACTGACATTGCCGCCAACTATGGTCGCGATGCTGAAGAGACATTTGCTCAGATACAGCGTGACAAAGAGATGGCTGATGCTTTCAACTTGAATATGGCTTATGAGCCGTTTGGTGATAAGCAGCCAGTACCGGCGGAGGTTGAAGTCAATGACGAATAAACCAACCAGCGGAATGGTATCTGAAGCGAAGAAGGGCTTGGACTGGCGCAGCGAACATGGCCGTGGCGGTACTGAGGTTGGGATTGCGCGAGCGCGTGACATCTCAAACGGCAAGAACTTATCTGACGATACGGTTAAGCGGATGTATTCTTTTTTCAGCCGACATGAGGTTGATAAGAAGGCCGAGGGGTTCCGTCCTGGCGAGGATGGCTATCCATCAAACGGGCGCATAGCCTGGGCGCTCTGGGGCGGCGATGCTGGCTTCAGTTGGTCGCGCAAATTAGCTGATAGAATGGAAAAGGAACGCTCTATGGAAAATGTCGGAAATTCTGATATAATGCCCGAAAATACCGAGGGCGAAGTTATGGTTGATGAAGTTGAAGTGCGAGCCGAGCCTGATGGCTTGAGTGTTGGCGATTATGTTGAGTGGGACAGCTCCGGCGGCTCTGCTTACGGTCAAATCAAACGGATCGAGCGTGATGGCCAGATTGATGTTCCTGGCTCTGACTTTACCATCAACGGTGATGCGGAAGATCCAGCCGCGCTGATCGAGGTCTACCGCGAAGGCGAGGATGGCTACGAGGCTTCCGGCACAATGGTAGGTCATCGCTTTAGCACATTGACCAAAACGTCCGAGCGTTCTGCGCCTGAGGTCGAAGAGCGTTTCAACCGTGACAGCATGGAAACCCGTGCTATGGATGGTGGCGCTGATGTCATCGACGTTGATGCCCGTCGCGTTAAGATTGCTGTTTCCTCTGAGGAGCCAGTCGAGCGCGGCTATGGAAATGAAGTTTTAGATCACTCTGAGCGCAGCATCGACCTGTCGTTCTTGAATAGTGGTCGCGCCCCTTTGCTCTTGGATCACGATCCTCGCCAGCAGATTGGCGTTGTGGAATCAGTCACATTGGATGGCTCGGCGCGTAGATTGCGTGCGACGGTTCGTTTTGGAAAGAATGGACTTGCCAAAGATGTGTTTGATGATGTTTCTGACGGTATTCGCAGCAACATCTCAGTTGGCTATCAAGTCAACAAATTGGAACAAGATGGCAAGGGTAGCTACCGGGCTGTCGATTGGCTTCCAATGGAAGTTTCTGTTGTATCGATCCCCGCTGACAGGACAGTCGGCGTTGGCCGGAGCGCAGATGACGACCTTCAACACCGTACACCTAACTTAAACCCTCAAAAGGAGGCTACTATGTCTGATATTGACATTGAAGCGGTGAAGGCCGAAGCTGTTCGCGCCGCCGCAAAAGACCATGCCGAAATCTATGCTCTTGGTGGTAAGCACCAGCAGCGTGATCTGGCTGAAAAAGCCGTTGCAGAAGGCCGCACATTGGCCGAGTTCCGTGGCGAGCTTTTGAACGTAATCGGCAACAAGCCGCTGGACAACACTGAAATCGGTCTTGCACCGAAAGAAGTTCGCCAGTTCTCTTTGCTGAAAGCGATCCGCGCTCACGCCAACCCAACTGATCGTGCTGCACAGCAAGCTGCTGCTTTTGAACTTGAGGCATCTGCCGCAGCTTCTGAAGCCTATGGCCGCGAAGCTCAAGGCATCATGATCCCGAATGAAGTTCTTCGTTCATGGGCTGTTCGTGACCTGAACACCACAGATGACGCTGCTGTAATTGCAGATGACTTCCGTGGCGGTTCTTTCATCGACGTTCTGCGCAACCAATCTTCGGTTATGCAGGCTGGCGCTACAATGTTGTCCGGTTTGTCCGGCAACGTGAAGATCCCAAAGAAAACTGCCGCATCGGCTGCTTCTTGGATCTCCACTGAAGGTGGCGCTGCTTCTGAGAGCGAGCCAACTTTGGGCCAAGTCACAATGGCACCAAAGACACTCGGCGCGCACACAGACATCACACGTCTGATGATGATGCAGTCCAGCTTGGACATTGAAGCCCTCGTTCGCAACGACTTGTCCACTGCAATTGCCCTTGCAATTGACCTGGGCGCGTTGGCAGGCTCGGGTTCTTCTGGTCAGCCAACAGGTGTGAAGAACACATCTGGCATCAACGCTCCAACCAACTTTGCTGGTGCAAACCCAACCTTCGCAGAAGTTGTTGCGATGGAAACTGCGGTTGCAGAAGATAATGCTTTGTCCGGCAACTTGGCATACATCGCCCCAGCAGGCATGTATGGCGCTCTGAAAACAACTGCAAAAGACGCTGGTTCAGGCCAGTTCGTAGTTGGTCCAGACGGCAACATGAATGGTTACAACACCATCGTGTCCAACCAAGTCACAGCAGGCGATCTGTACTTCGGCAACTTTGCTGACTTGCTGATCGGCATGTACGGCGGCTTGGACATTGTTGTTGATCCATACACCAGCAGCACAAGCGGCACTGTACGCATCGTTGCACTGCAAACATGCGATGTGGCTGTACGTCACGCTGTATCGTTTGCGTTTAACAACGACGGCGCATAATATAGCTGGTGGGGGCTTCGGTCCCCACCAACTTATTAGGAGTTTTCTATGCCATATCTAGTCTTGAAATCTTGTGTAATTGATAACTCTCGCTGCAATGCGGGTGACATTTTAAATTTATCCGACGATAATGCTCGCTCCCTGACCGCCATGGGCCGCGTTGAGTATGTTGATGCTCCGCAGCCTGCGAAGGAAGTTGAGGACCGCTCCGTTGCTCTGCCAAAGAGCAAGCCTGCTAAAAAGGTTACTCGGAGATCAAGCAAATGATGATAACTCTTATCAAGAAGGCAAGTTGGGGTGGCAAGAGCCACAAGAGCGGCAGCAGCCATGACGTTGATGATAGGGTCGCAGACAAGCTAATCTCTCGCGGCTACGCAGAAGTTTATACCCCACCGGAGGAAGTTGAAGATGGCCCTGCCTCTGACGAGTGATCTTGCTGCAATACTTTCGGTAGATGAGTTTGCCACTCGGGTGCTTTATAAGCGCATGGGCGCGATGGGTGACACTTACATCAATGTCATCTTCGACAACGAAACTATCCCAGTGGACAATGGTGGCTTCGTCCAGGTTCATCAGGAGCAGCCGCAGGCCACCTGTCGGACATCTGACATACCGTACATCTCAGAAACTGATAGAATGGTTATCAATTCCATTGAGTACGTTGTTAGGGCTTGGGTTCACGATGGTACTGGTGCCACCGTAGTGCAATTGGAAAAATCATAATGTCTCATGTCCGCCAGCAAATCAGAGAGAGAATGGCTACGTTGCTCAACAGCAATGTGGCCTTAGTTTCGTCTAGGGTCTACGGCAGTCGCGTTTACCCACTGACAGAGGCTAAATTACCTGCTATAACTGTTTATGCGGGCGCAGAGCAGTCCGGCCTGATGACTTTGGGTCGGAAAACGCTTATGAGGACGCTGACGGTCAATGTTGACGTTTATGCGTTAGCAACGGCTAATTTGGACAACGATCTTGACGCAATCTGCGTTCAGGTCGAAGAGGCCATCGCCGGGGATTACTCTCTGAATGGTCTTGCGAAGAATACAGTGCTTTCGGGTACTGAAATAGATTTCTCTGGGGAGGCCGAACAGCCTGTTGGTGTCGCCAGATTAAACTTCAGTGTCGAGTATTCCACCGACATTGATGATGTGGAAACGGCCAGATAGGAGATACACCATGGCTACGCACGCTGGTAGCGAAGGCACCGTAAAGGTCGGTTCCGACGCGATTGCAGAAATCCGTTCCTTCTCAATTGAGGAAACTGCGGACACACTTGAAGATACATCCATGGGCGATTCCGCTCGGACGTACAAACCATCACTGACCAGCTTCTCTGGTTCTGTTGATGTATTTTGGGACGAATCTGACACAGCGGGTCAGGGCGGTCTCACAATCGGTGCAGAGGTAACTCTGAACCTTTACCCTGAAGGCGATACAGCCGGAGATACTTATCTTTCTGGTTCAGCCATCGTAACTGGTCGTTCAGTTAGTTCATCATTTGATGGGCTTGTGGAGATGTCAATTTCAGTGCAGGGTAATGGTGCATTAACACAAACAACGGTGTAAAACATGACCCTAGCAAAACGTATCGCGGCGAAGCGAGCGGAACAGCAGCGTGGTTTCTCTGACGTTGAAGAGTGGGGCGAGGCGGACAATCCGCTTCGCCTTTACTTCACCGAGGTCTCCGCAAGAGACATTGAGAAGGTCCAGCGCAAATACCCTAACTTTCTGGCTGAACCCAGCATGAGTGCAATGGTCGAGATGATTATTGTCAAATGCGAGGATGAAGCTGGCGAAAAAGCATTCACATTGGAAGATAAGGCGATCCTTCTTGGCGAGCCTGTCAACGTGATTGCGAAGGTCTTTGGTTCTATCTTTGATACTGATAGCGCAGAGGACCATCTAAAAAACTAAAGGGCGATCCATTCAGGTTCAACCTTCTTGGGTTGGCGCTTAGATTAGGCAAGACCATCTCAGAGATTGAGGAAATCAGCCTTTCGGAGTATAATGAATGGATCGCATACTTTGCGCTGATTGAGGAGCGGGATAAAAATGAGTGAAAAGATCAACATTATTATCGCGGCCCAGACCAATGCGGCAGTTAAGGGCTTAGATCAAGTTTCTAAGTCCACTCAGCGCGTTGGTCAATCAGTGCAGAATGCTCAGTCAAAGATGGGTAGCTTTAATAATAGCGTTACTGTCGGCAATACCAACATGCGAAAATTTGCCATGGGCGGGATGCAGCAGGCAGGTTATCAGGTGGGTGACTTTGCGGTTCAGGTTGCCAATGGCACATCCAAGATGCAGGCATTCGGTCAGCAGGCTCCACAGCTATTGCAAATCTTTGGACCGATTGGTGCAGTTGTCGGTGCGGCGGTCGCTATCTTTGCGGCGTTTGCCGTTGCGGTTGAGAAGACGAAGAAGGCTTCGGGGAATGCAAAGACAGCAGTAGAAGACTTAAACAAAGCATTTGACACCTTGGACAAAGTTGACTTCGAGGCTCTTGGAAAGAGTATGTCAAAGCCCGCGCAGATGGTTTTGGCTGAATACTCTAGCGTTCTTAATATGATAGAGAGAGTTGCTGAGGAGCAACGCAGCGCAGCTATTGTCAACGTGATTGATAAGTTCGCCCCGCAGGCAGATCTTGACAGGGCTATAGGTCAAGTCAAAGCGTTGCAAAATGAATTTGATGCTCTTCCAGAGGGAGTTGACCCTACTGAATCCATGTCATTTGAGTATGAAGAAGCTGTAGCTAATCTGAGAGATTTGCAAGATTTACGAAACATCATGAATGGTCTGGACGCCAAAAGCCGTGAAGAGGCCGCTAAGAAACTTAAAATTGTCACTGACACCTTAACTGCAAACGAATTGTTGACGCCTGAGCTGGAGAAGCAGTTGGCGGATTACGCGCAGCAATTTGGATTAGTTACTAGCATATTGAATCAAGCCAAAGCTGTTGATAAAACTGAAAAGGATCGGTTTAAAACACTCACTGATTCCAGCGACAAGCTATTCTACCAGGACGCCATGTTACGTCAAATGAACATGAAAGCTGGCGACATGAGTGTTTTGTTTAACTCTATGAAGAAGGCCCATGATGAACGACTGAAGACGCTTCAGGATGAAGACACGGTTATGGGCCAACTTGTTGTTAAGGGGTTAGTGTTTGAAAAGAGCGTGTTCAAAGGTGGTCGCGGAAGTGATCCACGCCAGTTCACATATATGGATGAGTTCAGAAAGCAGCTTGATGACGCCGCCGCTGCTGCTGCGAAGTTGAATGACAATGCTCCTAAAGGTTTGTCCAAAATTGCAGCAAAGGTGAACAGTGAGCTTTCACCATCCATGAAGCGACTTAATGGAATAATGGATTCAGTCGGTCAGTCATTCGAGGACGCCATGATGAGTGCTGTTGACGGTACAAAGTCAACAAAAGAAGCATTTAAGTCCATGGCCTCTGAGATCATCAAAGAGCTGTATCGCGTGTTTGTGGTCAAGCAGATCACTGGGTTCATCACGAGCGCCGTCGGTGGCTTCTTTAACGCCAACCAAGTCTCTGGCCCGTCCATGCCGCTTGGGACTGGTAACGTCCGCCCTATGGCCCGCACATTCGCTGGCGGAGGCTACACGGGCAGCGGTCCCCGAGCTGGTGGCTTGGACGGCAAGGGCGGCTTCATGGCCATGCTGCACCCAAGAGAGACTGTTACAGATCACACCAGAGGCCAAGGCGGCGGCCAGGTTGTTGTCAATCAAACAATTAATGTTTCCACTGGTGTACAACAAACTGTACGCACAGAGATCAAGCAGCTAATGCCGCAGATTGCGGAAAGTGCCAAGTCGGCAGTAGTAGATGCGAAACGTCGCGGCGGATCATATGGAAGGGCATTCGCATGAGTATTAGCTATCCTTTGGCCCTGCCATCGCACACTGGCATTATGAGCGTTGAGCTTACTGCTATCAACGCTGTTGCTTATAGTAAAAGCCCATTCACCTTTGCTGGCCAGGCTCATGCTTATTCGGGACAAACCTGGCAGGCGGATGTAACGCTGCCACCCATGAAGCGTGCAGACGCCGAGCAATGGATCGCATTCCTAGTCAGCCTGCGTGGGCAGTTTGGCACTTTCCTGCTGAATGATCCGTCAGGGACGGCTCCTCGCGGCACGGCGACCACAGTCAACATCACAGGTTCAACTGGCGACAGCAGCGTATCAACAACGATGACTGGAACATTGCTCGCAGGTGATTACATTCAGCTTGGTTCCGGCGCTGACGCACGGTTGCACAAGGTTTTGCAGGATCAAAGCGGATCAGGCACTTTGGAGATATGGCCTGCCTTGAGAGCGGACCAATCAAACGTCTCTGCCGATCTAACCAGCGCCGCTGGCGTGTTTCGCCTTTCATCAAACGAGCAATCTTGGTCAGTGAACGAGGCCAGCATATATGGCATTACGTTTGGCGCGATGGAGGCATTATGACCCGCAGCACACCAGCATCCTTATTGACCGCTCTGAGCCAGCCGGAAGTTCTCCCGTTTTATGCTGTTGAGATGCTCTTTGACAGTGCGCCTGTGCGCTTTTGGACCGGATACGGCGACAAGACGATAGGCGGAGACACCTACCTTGGCAGCGGAAATCTTTTGTCGATCACCGGCATTGACGAGGTAAACGATCTGTCGGCCAAGAGCATCACCTTGCAGTTGTCTGGCGTTCCGGCCTCGCTTGTATCTCTGGCGATCCAAGAGCCTTATCAAAACCGTGCGTGTAAGATTTACTTTGGCACGACCGACACCACGACGCCGATTGAAGTGTTCAGTGGCTTAATGAACGTCATGACGATTGAAGATAGTGGTGAGACTAGCATCATATCTCTGGCCGTTGAGAGCAAGCTGATCCGCTTGGAGAAAGCATCAAACTGGCGTTATACCGAGGGGAGTCAGCAGTCACGACACAGTGGTGACACGTTCTTCTCCTATGTTTCATCATTGCAGGATCGCGACATTGTTTGGGGCCGCGAGGTTAGTTCTGAGTAATGGGTCCGCGCGAGCATCTCAACGCTTATTTGAAGGCGATGAGGGGTGAGCCTTTTTCATGGGGCCAACACGATTGCCTCACGTTCACCAATGACGCCTTTCGGGCCATGTACGGCAAAGGCTGGGCGGATGACTGGCTGGACAGATACATGGTTGACGGCAGGCCAATGCGCAGGGATGAGTTGGTCAAAGAGTTTCGCCACTCTGATTTCAATAAGGCAGTGGACAGCAGGCTTGAGCGTGTAAGCGGCATCCCGCCGCTTGGTGCGCTGGTGACAACAAAGAAGGCTCGCAAGTGGGTGACAGGCGTTGCGATGGGCATATGCACTGGCAGCAGAGGCGCTTTCTTGGATAAGGTTGGTGTGCTATACCTACCGCTAGACGATATTGATGAGGCGTGGATTAAAGCATGAGTAAGAATATTCCATATAATGTGATGCGTCACTCCCGCTGGGACGCGGCTCCGCGTGATCCGGTCACTCTGTTTGCATACTTCTCGGGTACGGTTGGCCTCTCAACTGGTATGGCAATTTTAGCAACTGCTGTCAGCACTATTGCTATTTCAGCCGTAACATCTTGGGCTATCTCTGCTTTAGCTCCGAAGCCTGACTTCTCATCTTTTGGATCGCAAGGTACTTTGGTCAACTCGCGAGATGCGACAGCCTCCGCTGACTTCGTGTATGGGCAGGTCCGCAAGGGCGGAACTGTTACCTTTTATGAGTCAACTGGGGATAAGAATAAGTATCTGCACCAGATCATCGTCCTAGCTGCGCATGAAGTCGAAGAGATCGGGGACATCTACATAAACGATCAGGTTGTCACTCTTGATTCCAACGGTTTTGTCACCACTTCAGACTGGGTAATTGATGGCGGAGATGATCCATCTGGCATCCGCATTCAGAAGTTTGATGGCAGTCAGACAAGCGCACCCGCTGACTTGCTTGCCGAGTCAGAGCTGACAGGTTCAGATGCACTGACATCTGACTTCGTCGGCAATGGTATTGCTTACCTCTACGTCCGCTATGAGTATGATGGCAATGTGTTTGCCAGCGGCGTCCCGTTGGTAACGGCATTGGTCAAAGGTAAGAAGGTTTACGACCCTCGCACGACCGCTACGGGATACAGCAACAACGCTGCGCTCTGCATCCGAGATTTCATTACTAGCACTTATGGCCTGAACGATAGCGCGATTGATGATGTGAGCTTTTCCGCTGCGGCCAACGAAAGTGACGAGAATGTGACGCTAAGTGGCAGCGGCACTGAGAAGCGATACACCATCAACGGCATAATCAAGGCCAGTTCCGCTATAGGTGATGTGCTTGGTCAGATGTCCACTGCTTGCGCTGGAACGCTGTTCTGGGGTTCTGGTTACTGGAAGCTAAAGGTTGGCGCGTACAGCTCACCCGTCAAAACATTAACTCTTGATGATCTTCGCAGTGAAATAAATTTAAGCACTCGATCAACAATGCGTGACAGCTTTAACGGTGTTACGGGTACGTTCAACGATTCCTCGGCTGACTTTATCACGTCTGATTATCCTGCGATCAAAAGTAGCGTGTTTAAAGCAGAAGATGGCGGCGATGAGCTTCTGCTAGACTTGCCGCTTCCGTTTACGACCAGCGCGGCGACAGCGCAGCGTATTGCCAAGATGACGCTCTATCGCGGGCGTGAACAGATGACCATCAGCGCAGACTTTGGACTTGAGGCGTTCAACGTGGAAGTTGGCGACATCATCGCATTCACCAACCCTCGCTACGGCTTTGACGAAAAAGAATTTGAGGTGATCGGCTGGAAGTTCTCATCTAACCAGGACGCTGGCGATCTGCGTGTTAGCCTGACTCTGCAAGAGACATCTGAGGCTGCATTTGATTGGAACGCTGAAGAAAGCGACATTATTAACAACAATACTAACTTGCCTAGCCCAGCAGGAGGTTTGACCGTAACCAATGTCACGGTAACAGATAAAGGTGGCATTCAGAAGGATGGCACCTTTGTCGGTCAGGCTCTTGTGTCTTGGACTAAAGCGACAAATTCATTCATTAATAATTATGGCATTGAGTGGAAGGATGTTGATGAAAGCGTCTATCAGACAGCTCAAATCGGTGGGGAAGACAATTCCGTTATAATTAGCCCACTCGAAACTGGGACGCAGTACAATGTTCGCGTCAGAGCTATAACTTCAAGTGGATTAACGGGTTCTTATGCCTCAGCATTACCTTACACTCATGGTGGAGACACAACTGCACCATCCCCTGTAACTTCATTGAGTGCGGTCGGTGGCCCTAAGAATGTGACCTTGGACTGGACTGCGCCGACAACTGACAGTGACGCATCAGTCTTATACGACCTCAAAGGTTACAACGTATATAGAAACACATCTAACAGCCAACCTGCATCCCCTGTTGCGTTCTCAGGCTCTGATAAGTTCGTTGATGGTGGCTTGGCTGCAAATACAACTTATTATTACTGGGTCAAAGCTGTAGACTACAGTGGCAACGAAAGCACATCCGTAGCCTCGGGGGCAGTCATTACTGACGCTGCTGTAGTTTCTTCTGATACTCGGATTTATACTGGTGTTGTGTACTACCAAACGCTACAGCAATCACAGCCATCTACTCCAAGCGCGAGTAGCTTTAATGAAAGCACTCTTGTCTTAGGTGGGCTTTCTTCGGGATGGTCTGAAAGCCAACCAAGTGTAGAGATTAGCAGCCTTGTAATCAAGGAATGGTCATCCAAGTATAAGGTGGAGTTTGACGCTCAAAACAACTCTACAATTACTTTTGCTACACCTAGTGGCGCATTTCAGGTAACAGATGATCTTGAGTCAGATAATTACGCTGCTAACACTTCTGGTTGGAAGCTGGAGCGTGACACGGGTGACATTGAGGTAAACTCAGGTCTTTTCCGTGGCGATATTACGGTAAGAGGTGAGATTTCTTTTACTAATGACTCCCATACTGGCGCATTGGTGGGTGGGCCATTCGGACACGTTAGTAGCTCATCAACTATAAATAGCTACCTAGATGGCGCTGGTCTGTATGTGTTTGTTATGGTTGGCGGCGGAGGTGCTGGGACTAGAAGCGACACAGATGAAACCAGTGAGACTGCGGGCGGCGGTGGAGGTGGTGGCTGCTGCATCTTTGCTTTTGACTGGAATGGATCAACTTCGTTATACTTCGCAAGGGGGAATGGCGGAATATGGTCTGGTGGAACTGCTAATGCAGGGACAGCATCAACATTCAGCTATGGTGGCAGTATTATCGCAACGGCGAATGGTGGAGCTGGAGCGCCAAGCTACAGCAGCTCAAGTGGGACAGCATCTGGCGGAACTACATCTTTCAACACAGGTGTTGTAACTTTGCTATCCAGCATTGGAAGAACTGGTGGGAGTGCAACAGTTAGTCTTGGTCAAGCATGTGCAGGGGCTGCCGTTAACTTTTTTGGCGATGGCGGAGCGAATACAACAGGCGCATTAGGGGGTGCTCCGGGTGGAACTCCTTACGGGCAATTTCCCTCAACTTCTGACACCAGATTAATTATGGGCCTAAATAGAACCTTTGGTTTTATTGGCGGCGTTGGTGCAGGAAATGCTGATCCACAAGCAACTGTATATGCGGGAGATGGTGGCCTATTTTCTGGCGGAGGCTCTGTGCGTTCTTCAGGCAGCGGTGAAGCAGGGGACGGCGGCATAGGTGGCGGTGGCGGTGGTGCTAGATGTGATAGTGGCAGGGTCGCTGGAGTTGGTGGACCCGGCGCATTATATTGGAGCAAACTGTAATGGTTACTATTGAAAGAAGCTGGGCCATTAAAGACGCAGATGATAACATTCTAAACGTCTTTGAGGGTGAAGCTAATAACGACTTCATTGGCCAGGCATGGGCTGATGGGGTGTTAATTTCGTCTGTAGAGCAATTACCTGATGTGACCATAGAGGTTGATGAGCCTTCTGCGTATGACCTTTTGCGTGAGGACAGGAATAAAGCATTGGCCGAATCCGACTGGACGCAGTTCAATGACAGCCCACTGTCAGGCGTTAAGAAGCAGGAGTGGGCCACCTACCGTCAGCAGTTACGCGACTTACCAGCGAACACAGATGACCCCGCAAACCCAGTTTGGCCAATACAGCCTTCCTGATTTACTACTGAGAGCCTTTGTGTTAAATTGCAGAGGCATATGCTAACATAACCTTCGGAGGCCGATCATGGCAACTTTTAATAAGGTGAACGATTTCGTTGCAAACGCCGTTCACAACATGGACTTAGAAAGCGACCAGATCGTTGTAGCTCTGTCCAACACTGCACCAGCTTCAGAGTCAAGCAACCCTGCCACTGATGGCAATGGTGTCTTGGCTAACGTGACTCAGATCACTTACACCAACCTGTCTTCACGCAATGTGACCACATCTTCGTCCACGCAAACTGGTGGTACATACAAGTTGGTTTTGGCTGACATCACGCTGACATCTTCAGGTGGCTCAACAGGCCCATTCCGCTATGTCTACATCTACAACGACACAGTGGCTACACCTGCTGACGCCCTGATCGGTTACTACGACTACGGTTCATCATTGACTTTGAACGATGGCGACAGTCTTACGGTGGACTTCTCCGCCGCGAATGGTGTTCTGCAAATCGCATAAGGTGACTCAATATGGTGACGCTCGCAAATCGAGTTAAAGTTGAGACATCGACAACAGGCACTGGGACGGTAACTCTCGGTACTGCTGTTGATGGCTATCAAACATTTTCCGCTGCGGGCGTCTCCAATGGTGACACAGTTCGCTACGTTATCGAAGACGGCAGTAACTGGGAGATTGGCGCTGGCGTCTACACGGCGTCAGGTACAACTCTGTCAAGGACTGTAAGTGAAAGCTCTAACGCTGGCTCTGCTATTAATCTTTCTGGCACTGCTACTGTTTTCATTGGTGTCGGCAGTGGTGACATTCAGCAACCTCCATCTGAGGGTGCTTTTGTTGATGGCGACAAGACCAAGCTAGACGGTATTGAAGCTAGTGCTGACGTAACTGACACAGCTAACGTGACTGCCGCTGGCGCACTTATGGATAGCGAAGTTACCAACCTTGCTCAAGTCAAAGCGTTTGACAGCTCTGATTATGCTACAGCCGCACAGGGTACGACTGCTGATGCTGCTTTACCTAAAGCTGGCGGCACTATGACGGGAACCTTAAAATACTCAAACTCTACCTTTACAACTTATGACTGGTCTACGGAGCAAAATACTGTTGGTGAATATACGGTAACTGTCGGGGGTACTGGCGGTGCGGAGTTTAAAATAGTTAGTGATGGGGCGGATTACACAAACACCAATGTTAAAATCGGAAACGGAATAAAGCTAGACAGTTCTGGTGCCTCATACTTTACTGGCGGCAATGTAGGCATTGGGACTACAAGTCCTTCAGAAAAGCTAGACGTAACAGGCAACATAGCCGTCACTGGTACTTCAGATGCGTTAATAAAGCTAATTGCTGCAAGTGGGTCAAGCTCAAGTTTACGTCTTTTAGAATCTGGCACTGGAAACGTGGGCGCAGAGTTTCATTATGATGGTGCTGCCAACATCCTAAACTTTAAAGTCGGTAATAATACTGATCTTACTAGAATGTCTATTGCTCGTGATACAGGCGACATCAGCTTCTACGAGGACACAGGCACCACTGCAAAGCTAATTTGGGACGCCTCTGACGAAGCACTTGAGTTTGGCGATAACGTAAAGGCGACTTTTGGTGTTGGGTCTGACCTACAGATTTACCATGATGGGGAGCATAGTTATATTTCCGATCAAGGTGCTGGCAACCTGCGTATTCGTGGATCAAATGCTGTTCAACTCCAAAATGCCTACGGTGAAAACTACTTTTTTGGAGACACAGATTCGTCTGTTACGATTTACTACGACAACACACCAAAACTCGCAACCACCAGCACAGGCATCGACGTAACAGGTAAGATCACTGCCGATGATGAAGTAATAATTGAGTCTACTTCTGGTTATGGGCGTATTGAGATTGGTGGCCCATCTGGTG